TCTAGTGGTGATGGTTGGACTAGCACTGGTACAATTACAGCAGCAAGTGTTTTGAATGTAACTGGCTCATTACAGTTAGATGGTGCTGTAGGAACATCAGGGCAAGTTTTAGTTTCTAGTGGTTCATCAGCAACTCCTACATGGGGTGATGCTTTTGTTACAGGTATGATAATGTTATGGTCAGGTTCTACAGGAACTATACCTAGTGGTTGGGCATTGTGTAATGGTTCATCAGGAACTCCTGATTTAAGAGATAGATTTGTAGTTGGAGCAGGAAGCACTTATGCTGTAGATGCTACTGGTGGTAGTGCTGACGCTACTTTACCATCTCACACTCATACAGGAACAACAAATGGTGGTGGTTCTCACAACCACACGATACCACATAATTTAGTTCAGAACGTTTCTAGTGGTGGTAATATTGACCAAGACAACGAATTACAAACAAGAAGAACTATATCGGGTCAAGTTACAGGTAATATTGGAAATCATACTCACTCATTTACTACAGCATCTTCAGGAACAAGTGCAACCAATGCTAACTTACCTCCTTACTATGCACTTGCATACATAATGAAGCTATAATATGACAACAAAAAGATTACAATTTACAGATTGGCTACCAGACCAACCTGCAAACGCAGGTAGCTTAAATGATGCTAAAAATGTATATCCTGTAGGTATTGGTTATGGTGCTTTTCCTAGTTCGGTAGATTTTTCAAACTCTGCCAGTGAAAATATTAACAACATATTCGTAGCTAAATTTGGTGCTAATGTAGAAGTGTTTGCAGGTGGTGCTACAAAGCTATTTAAGTTAGATATTGCAACACTTAATTTAAATGATGTGTCTAAAGCAGGTGGTTATGGTGGAAATGGAACATGGAGATTTGAACAATTTGGTAATGTAGTGTTAGCTTGTAACGATACACAAAAAATACAAGCATGGACTATAGGTGTATCAAGCACATTTGCAGATGTAGCAGCATCAGCTCCTATAGCTAAAGACATTGCTGTGGTTCGTGACTTTGTTTTTGCAGGAAATTTATTAGGTGGTACAGAACCAGACAAGGTGCAATGGTCAGATATTAATGATGAAACAGATTGGGTCTCTGGGTCTACTAGCCAAAGTGACTTTCAAATTATTCCTGATGGCGGTAATGTTCAAGCTATTACAGGTGGCGAGTTTGGTGTTGTGTTGCTAGAGAAATCTATAGTTAGGTGTTCTTATGTTGGTAGTCCTCTTTTCTGGCAATTTGATACTATTTCTAGTGGACTAGGTTGTTTAGAAGGTAACTCTGTTGCTAGGTATGGAAACATTACTTTCTTTTTAGCAGATGATGGATTTTACTCTACAGATGGTCAAACAGTTACTAATATAGGATTAGAAAAAGTAGATAGATGGTTTTTTAGTAGAGTTGATTTAACACAAATTAATACAATAAGTGTAGCTATAGACCCTGTTAAAAACCTAGTAGTTTGGAATTATGCTGATGTAGATGGAAACAGAAGAATAATTATTTATAATTGGCAACTACAAAAATGGTCAAGAGCTGAAACAACATCAGATGTGGTTGGTACTATTGCTACTTTAGGAGAAACATTAGAAACTTTAGAGTCTGCTTTAGGTTATACAGATATAGACACTATGCCTGCATCATTAGATTCACGATTATTTATAGGTGGTAAGTTTCTATTTGCAGGGGCAAAAACAGATAAAATAGTAGTATTTACAGGAGAGTCTATAACACCACAACTTATTACAACGGATGTAGAGATTGGTTATAACTCTGTAGCTACACTAGCAAGACCACAAATAGACAACGGCACTGCACAAGTAGCAGTAGCTAGTCGTAGAGAGTTAGACGATACTATTTTATTTAGCTCATTTGTTCCTGCTACAACAGAAGGCAGATGTAGTTTAAGGAGTGCAGGTAGGTATCACAGGTTTAATGTGCAACCTACAGGTAACTGGACAACAGCTATGGCAGTAGATGTAGATGTAAAACCACAAGGTAATAGATAATGCCTAGAATGTATCGTACACTTCCATATCAAGGTGGTGACCCTAGAGCTGTAGCAGAAGTAGTTAATAACGCTATGAATGGCAAGACTAATAATAGCGGTACTGTTATTTTAAATGTATCTGGAACAGAAACTACAGTTAATAATGAAAGAGCAGGTTTTGATTCTGTTATTGTATTCTCACCTAGAAGCGAAAATGCAGCAGGAGAAACAGACCACATTTATATCAAAACTAAAGCCAAAGGTAGTTTTGTTATAGGTCATAGAAATCATGGGCATAGTGATGTAGAATTGGATTATATCATTGTTGGATAAATTCTATGAAACTCTATGTAGTACCTACGAATCAAGTGCAAAGATTTTGGTATCTTGCAGAACCTTTATTACAAAAAGCATTAGACAAAGGTAACAACGAATTTACTAGTGGTCAGTTAAAACTGCTAGTAACGCAAGGGCAACAACAACTTCTTTTGGTTATGAAAGAAGATAAATGTTATGTTGCATTAACTGTTCAATGGATTAACTATCCTAATGACAGAGTTGCTTATATAACCTATATAGGTGGCAAAAACACCAAAGCAGGAATGGAGCAGTTTAAACAGTGGGTTAAACAAAATGGTGGAACTTCAATACAGGGTTCTACTAAATTTGAAAGTATTACTAAACTTTGGAATAGGCTGTACGGATTCAATAAAAAATATCAATTAATGGAGTTGAAAATAGAATGATTAAGTTAAAAATATGGTTATATAACTGGCTTGCTAAAGATTTAGGCAAATTAGGCAGAGAGGGAGATACCGAGCTTGCTCATGTTAATACATGGGAAGCTAATCTTTTAAAAGCACATGGTGGTTCAGGTACAATTAATCCTGTTACTGGGTTGCGTGAATACAAAGGTGGTGGTGGTGGTGGTAACCAAACTACTCAAACTACACAAAATATTGACCCTGCTATCTTACCATACATAACTTATGGTTTAGATGAAGCAAAAGGTTTATATGAAGATGCTTCCCCAGAATATTACCCAGATGCAACTTATGTTCCAGCATCAGCAACTACAACAGAAGCATTAGGTTTAGCAGGTGATAGAGCAAGAACTGGTAGTCCATTAGTACCAGCAGCTCAAGCACAACAGTTAAGCACAATTAGTGGTGACAGACTATCAGCAGGTAATCCATATTTTTCTGCAATGATGGCAAGTGCAGCTAAACCTGCTGTTACAGAATTTAATAAAGCTATTAGAGATATTGGTAGTAGAACAGCAGCTTCTGGTAGATATGGTTCAGGTGCTATGGGTGAGATGGAATCACAAGCATCAGAAAACCTAGCAAATGCTTTAACTAACAGAGCAGCAGAATTAGCTTACAGTAACTTTGGTGCAGAAAGAGCAAGACAAGATGCAGCTATTGCACAAGCTCCACAAATGGCTATGGCAGATTATTCAGACATAAATCAATTAGCTAAAATAGGTCAGACAGAGGAGCAGTATGCTAAAGACAAGCTAAATGCAGATATTAGTAGATTTGAGTTTGAGCAAAATAAACCTTACAGTAAATTAGAAAGCTATCTATCAGCTGCTTATGGTGCTCCTGCTCCAGTTAATCAAACTTCTACATCTCAATCTAGTGGAGGAGGTAAGTAATGGGTGCTCCAGTATTAGCAGGAATGGGAATAGGTGCAGCATTAGCTTTAGCTCAAGGTAGAGACCCTCTAAAAGCAGCCGCTATTGGTGGTGTTAGTGGTGGTATGTTTGGTGGTTCAGATGGATTTGGTTCTGGATTTGGTTTTGATGGTATGGGATTTGATTTAGGCTCTGGTGCATTAGCAAACACAGGTACTAACTCTCTAAATGCAGGTGCAGGTCTTATGGGTGGTACAGGCACTGCTGTAGGCACAGGTGGTTTAATTGGAACAGATGCTGTAGTTTCAAATAATTTACAAAATGTAACTGGTGGTGTAACAGGTCAAGGCTTTAGCCCTTATGCTACCCCAGATACTTTAGGTCAATCTATAACACAAGTAGATATGCCAGTGTTTAGTGGAATGGATAGCAGTATTCCTAATCCTAGTTTGGGTTTAGATACAAATAATGCTATTAAAGACCCCTTAACTGGTCAAGCTGTTGCCCCTCAATACAATTCAATACCGCAAGTTGAAGAAGCTCCTTTATATACAGGAGCAGTAAATCCTAATTTTGCAGACATTCAAAAATCTTCTCCAACAGAAATAGCTGAAGCTCAAGGTGGGTTTGAAGGTCAACAACCTTTATATGAAAAAGCATTTGATAGTGTAATGGGTTTTGCTCAAGAAAATCCAATAGCATTAGCTGCATTAGGTATGACAGCATTAGGTGGTAGTAGCAGTGCTAGTCCACAACAAGTCACTCAATCAGTAGGTAGAGTTGCACAACAAGCATATAATCCAAGTAAAAATAGAATACTGAACATAAGGAGAGCGTAACATGGCAGATTCATTGCTAGATTTTGATTACAATACAATGATAGACAAGGCATTGGGAACGACTAATCAGCCCTTTAAAGGTCTTATTAATGACCCTAACTATCAAAGTTCTTTAAATGTAAATACATTGTTAGGATTAGGTCAAGGATATTTTGACTCTCTTTACAAAGATAAAACAACTGGTCAAAAGGTGATTTCATCACTTACTGGTGCTAAAGCAGGAAGAACAAAAGGTATTAATGATGCTGTTACAAACCTGTTTAACCAACAAAAATTTAACAAAAACTCTTTAGATTTAAATAAGTTGCAACAAGATATTATGTTAAATCAATACAAACTTTCTGATGCTCCTATAAAATCAAAAAAACTAGCATACGAAACAGGAGCTGCTGGAACAACCTTTAGACTAGGAACACTTCGTGAGAAAGCAATTGAAAGTAAATTTAGAGAATTAGAAGAAAGGGGAGATTTAGATTTATTACAACAATATGCAGTTGACCCAAAAGCATTTGATGCAGACCAAAGAAAATCTGACCCAAGATTTAGAGAGCTTACTAAACTTTCTGTTGCTGAAGAAAATGTAGCAAAAGCATTAGGTATGGATATTAAAGACCCTACTAAAAATAGTGAGTTTCAAAATAATGCTTTTTTAGATTTAATCAATACTCCTAGTGATGAGGTGGTTGCAACTCATAATGCTTCTGAACAAAGCAAACGACTTGAAGATGCTAATTACATACCTAAAGAACAAAAAACTCTATCACAAAAATTAGGTATGTATACAAAACAACAAAAAGATGGAAGTAACAAAACTTTATCAGAACAAGGAAAACAAACAGGTTTAAACAACTCTCCTTATAGAAGCCGTACATTTCCCCCAGAAGAAGGCTATCCTGCTGTTAAAGTAAATGGCAAAGAAATTGGTGGGTATGTAGATTATTATGGAGACAAATACACCCCAGAGCAATGGGACAAACTAGGAAAACAACAACAAAAAGCATTAGACCCAAGATTAAATGCAGATAATGTAATGTTAAAAATGAAAGATTTTGAAAAAAATGGTAATGATAGTGGGAAAGCTGCTGCTTATATGATGGACACAGTTGCAAGAAGTAATAAAGTTATTAGAAGATTAATGGCTAACCCAGAAGCTGTAAAGGATATGCAAAGTGGTATGGGAAGGTTAATGATTAACGTAAAAGCAGGTAAATATGGTTTTCAAACAGATGGTCAAGATGCAGCTAATCTTTTGTCCTTAATTCAAAATAAAGAATTTATTAAACAAATTCAAGAAATGAGAAATAACAACAGCACTGGTGGTGCTGTAGGTAATGTCTCTGACAGAGAAGTTCAGATGTTTATTAATGCCGCTGCTGCATTACAAAACACTAGCTCACCTCAAGCCTTATATAAAGAAATGCTCTTGCTACATAGAATGGGTGAAGATATGGTAACAAAACAATCAGAAAAGTATTTGATGAATTTTGGTGAAGAATATTACAACAATTATGATTTAGGCGGTTCTCTACAAGATGCTAATGTAGGACATATTTTTCCAGCTACCTTTAAAGAGGCATTGCAAAAACAAAGAAGTGAAATAATGAATATGGATATAGGTTTAGGAAACAATCTACCTGCTCAATCATCATTCACAGCTACAGAAATTTTTGAATAGGAATATTATGGCAAAATATAAAGTTACTTTAGATGGTAGAACTTTTGAGCTTATAGGTGACCACATGCCTACAGAAGAAGAAGCAAGACAAGCTACAGGATTATCTAAACAAAAAGATGAAATTACTGCTGACTCAACAGCAGGAGAGGTAGCTAGTGCTGCTTTTGGAAACATTGGTAGTGACCTTTATAATCTTGGTGCAGGAGCAGTTCAAGCCGTTACTTCCCCTGTAAAAACTATGGAAGGCATAATAGATTTAGGTTCAGCAGGTATGTCTAAATTAGTAGATGAATTAGGTTTATCTAAATACGCTGACCCTCAAAAAATGGAAAAGTATCGTAAGTATAGGGGTATTATTGCAGACGAATTTAGTGAGCTTGCTACAGAAGGTGGTATAAAGAAAAGGTTAGCTGAAAAACCTATTACTAGTTTACTAGATTTAAGTGTTTTAGGTCGTGGTATAACTGCCCCATTAAAAGCACAACAGTATTCTTCTAAACTTCAAAAACTAGGAGAGGTAGGAAATAAAGTTAGTAGTGCTATAGACCCAACACAAATTATTACTAAACCAACAGGTATGCTTTTTGATAAGATAAAATCTAAAGCAGATGTAAAACAATCTCAAATGGCTGATGTAGATGCTACATTATCAAAATTTACTGAAGAAGGATTTGTTGTTCCTCCTAGCTCTACTAAACAAGCAGGAAGAATTAGAAAGACAGCAGAATCATTATTAGGCAACACAAAAGCCAACGCTATAAAAATTAATCAAAAAATATTTGACAAAAACGCTAGAAAGTTTGTAGGTGGAAAAGATAAAAATGGTAATCCTATTATGGATATACCAGAAACAACTCCATTAACAAAAATGGTAGATTTTGTCGCAGATAAATATAAAGGCACATACGATACTATTAAATCTTATAAACCTGTTGTTTTGCAAAAAAGTAAAACTACAAAAGGTAAACCAGAAGAAATAGATACGGGGCTTCTTGATGGAAGTGGTAAGCCAATTATGAAAACAGTAACCCCACCACCATCTAAAACTAAAACTGTTTATTCTAGAAGTGGAGCAGAAATACTAGAAGATATAAGAAAAATAAAATTGGATTATGCAGATTCTTGGAGAGCTGCTAGAAAAAAAGCTGACAGAGATGGGCAGCCTATTAATTACAAAAACATAGACAAACAAAAAGCACGATTAGACCAAGCAGAAGCAGAGCTTGATTTTATGGCTAAAAAATATGGCGATAAAGATATTATTAATAGCTTACAAGAAGCTAAACGAGGTTTTGCTAGAGCATTTAATGTAGAAAGTTCTGTTAAAAAAGGCAATTTAGATGCTGTAGACTTTTACAAAAAAAACACAAGAAACAAAGCCCCAGTAAAAGATGAAGGTAAAATAATTATGGACTTTGTTGAAGAATATGGAGATGTAGTTAAACCTGCTGGTAAATCATCCAAATATGATTTGCTTAAAGATGGGCTTCTTCAAACTGCAAAATATGGTAGTGTTGGGTTTGCTTCAGGCGGATATGGTATTCCTTTATTATTAGGAGCAGAAAAAGCTATTCCTAATTTATTATTAAGTAAAAATTCACAAAGAAAATTAAGCTCTGGAAATTATATGCCTACAGGTAGTGGTATGTTAAATGCTTTAGCAAGTAGAAAAGGTGTGGGAGCAAGTGCATTTATTCCTAGCTTATTAGATTCAACTAAAGCACAATACTCTCCACTGTTAGATGATGATAATAAATATACTACAATAGATATTATTGGGGGTGGAAGATAATGCCTGATATTAACCTACAAGAATTTGGAAGAATGAAAGAGCAGATAGAGCAATTACAGAAAAGCCAAGATGAACTTTCAAGAGATATGAAAGCAATGTTAGCACTAGCTAATCAAGGTAAAGGCGGTTTCTGGGCAGGCATGGCTATTGCTGCATTTATATCATCACTAGTTACTATATTGTTTAAACAATGGATAAACTAAAAAAAATACTGTTTAAACCTATTGTTCTTGGTTTAGGTTTATTAGCAGTCCTACCTGTTACACCTATTGCACTTTGTTTACTATATGGATGGATTGAATCATGATACAAGCACTATTACCACTAATTGGAAATGTTTTAGATAGAGTTGTTCCTGATAAGAACGCTAATCAAAAAGCAAAAAGAGAAATAGAAAAGTCTCTTACTGACAACGCTAACAAACTCTTACTAGCACAAACAGAAATTAACAAAGTAGAAGCTGCACATAGGTCATTGTTTGTTTCTGGATGGAGACCCATGATAGGTTGGTCATGTGCTATTGGTGTGTTTTGGCTTTTTGTTGGGCATCCTTTTGCAGTTTACCTAGATGGATTAGATGGTGTAACAACACCTATACCTACTATTGATAATGAGATTCTATTAGAATTAACTTTTGCTTTACTCGGAATGTCTGGATTGCGTACCTATGAAAAACTAAAAGGCATTGCTACATGATAAAGGCATCTCCTAATTTTACTGTAGATGAATTAACCTTTAGCGAAACAGCAACAAGAAAGGATATAGATAACACACCATCTGACGAGGTGTTAGATAATCTATTGATAACAGCATGGAGCATGGAAAATGTTAGAGAACTACTTAATAATAATCCTATACTTATTAGCAGTGGCTATCGTTGTTTGGAGCTTAATACATTACTCGGTTCTAAACCAACTTCGGCTCACATTAAAGGATTGGCTGTTGACTTTACTTGCCCAAAGTATGGTGACCCTAATGACATTGTGGATGCTATTTTTAGGTCTGA